GTAACAATAGAAACGCTTAAAAGTATATCACAAAATAATTTGTTCAAGGAATTTGATTTAGATAACATAAACCCTGCGTATGACTGCGCTTGTACTACTTAACTATGGCAAACTTTATACACCCTACCGCTATCATTGGCGATAACGTAATTATCGGAGACGGAAACTACATTGGTGCTTATTGTATTATAGGCGACAAAGCCGAGCATAAAAAGTTCTGGCAAAAAGAAAAAGGCAAAGTATACATTGGAGATAACAATGTTATTACAGGACTTGTAACAATAGACGCAGGAACTGAGATTGACACCTTCATTGGTAATAATTGTTTCATAATGAAACACGCACACATTGGACACGACTGCACAATTTTAGACAATGTTACAATAAGCTGCGGTGCAAAAATAGGTGGGCATTCAATTATAGATCAAGGTGCTAATATAGGACTTAACGCAGTTCTGCACCAGTTTGCAAACGTAGGAGAAAATTGTATGATAGGAGCAAGTGCCTTTGTAAAAGGAGATGCAAAACCAAATACTAAATACGCAGGAGTACCGGCAAGGGAAATCGGCTCAAACATAAGATAATGAAAGTAGCTATTTTATTACTTACTCTTAATAGGCAAGATTTAACGCAGCGTGTAATTAACCAAAACTTTTACAATAGCGGTTACAATGCGGACTGCTTCTTAATAGATAACGGAAGCGACACGCACGAAACCTTTAACTACCCGTTTGCAGGTTATGACTTATCAAAAGAAAAACGAGGCATAGCAGCAGGAGTTAATGCAGGACTTAGGCTTACTACAAATTACGATGCAGTTTGTTTATTAGCCAATGACATATTACTGCCTGAGAATTGGTTAGCAAAGTTTGTATTGTTTGCACAAAGAATAGAAAAAACAGGCATAATAGGAATACATTGTGTAGAAGCATTACCGCCAATAGTAGACGGAGTACATAAAGTACATACACCTTATGGAGATAACTTTATTACTCGTGAACTTATAGACACGATAGGTGGTTACAATACCGAGTATGACCCATACGGAATGCAAGATGCAGATTATGGAGAACGTGCAACTATTACAGGCTTTACTAATTACTACCTTCCAGATATGCGCTCAGAACATATAGGACACGATGTCGGCAACGGCACGGAATATAGACGAATGAAAGACGAAAGCTTGGCTAAGGCGCAAAGCATATGGGATAAATATAAAGACATATACCACAACCAAAAAAATATAAGATGCGAATACTTTGTATAACTTCTGCTAATTCAGGTGTCGGCTACCACAGAATTATGATGCCTATTGTTAATATGGAAAAGGACTACGCACTTATTACAGACGTACTTAATGACGAAGTATTAGAACAAGGGTGGGATATTGTTCTAATGAATAGAATGTTAAACGAGATAGATGCAAAGCAGATGGACACTTGGCGCACCAAGTATGGCTTTAAGTTAGTAGTAGACAACGATGATTACTGGGAACTTAGCGAAACACATCTTTTGTATTACCGATACAAGTACAATAACATAGGCAAACAGATTACTGATTACTTAGAGATTGCAGACCTTTGTACCTGTACTCACAATAGGCTAGCAGAAGAGATAACTAAATACAATAAGAACGTTCACATATTACCAAACGCATTACCTTACGGCAAAGAGCAGTTCCAAGATAACAAGAACGAAGATTACAAGGTTAGGTTATTTTGGTCAGGTAGCGGAACGCACGAAAGGGACTTGGAAATACTAAGGCAGCCGTTTAAAAGGCTACAAGGTATGAACATTAAAACTGTTATAGCAGGGTATAACGATGCAGAGAAACCTATTTGGGACAAAATGATTGATAGCTTTACTTGTGGTTTAAAGCTTAACCCTACAATCTATAACTATGCAAAGGTTACGGAGTATATGGGAGCTTATACAGATAGCGATATTTCTATTATCCCGCTTGTAGATAACAAGTTTAACGCTATGAAGTCCAACTTAAAGGTATTAGAAACGGCTTCAAAAAAGAACCCTGCTATTGTTAGTTATGTCAATCCTTACTTAGATATGCCAGTTCACTATGTAAAAAGCCAAAAGGATTGGTACAAACATATCAAAGATTTAGTAAGCGATGCGGATATGCGAAAGGAAAGCGGAGAAAAGCTTTTTGAGTTCTGCCAAAAGAATTATAACTTTGATGGTATAAATTTAGATAGAAAGTATATTTATAATAAACTAATTTCTCATAGTTAAATTTTTTAATTATTAATCAACGGAAAATTTAATGGGGAAGCTATGAGGAAACACACACAAATTTATTTGCAGGGGATGGGTTATAAAACAACGGACTTTATCCCCTGTGAATTGTGTGGAGCACAAGCGGTAGACGTACACCACATAGAAGCGAGGGGAATGGGTGGTTCAAATGATAAAGATACGATTGACAACCTTATGGGGTTATGTAGAAATTGCCATTTAATGTACGGAGACAAAAAACAATATAAAGAGTTTTTAAAAGAAATGCACGAAAATAATTATGGCAAAGATTAAAGAGAACAATAGTAAAACTTCATTTGGCAAACGCAAAAGAGGCTCTGCAAAGAAGTCCTTTAACAAGCATAACCCAAGACCTAAAGCATATAAAGGGCAGGGCAGATGAGAAAGTTAAACGCTATATGGCTACTCCTTACGCACAAAGCTTACTTCCTTGCGGTATGTAAGACAGGCAGAAATGGAGACGATATGACTACCATAGGACACTACACCTATGCAATGGCAGAAACTTTAATCAATAAACATATAGCAGACGTAGACACTTACCTTGACCAAGAGGACGCAATAGACGAAGCAAACGATATAATTAACGGCATACTATGATACAAAACGTACCAATCAACACAGTAAAAGCAAACCCAAACAACCCCAGGATAATTAAAGACGATAAGTTTGCAAAGCTCGTAAAGTCAATTAATGAGTTCCCACAAATGCTAAACCTTAGACCTATTGTAGTAAATGACGATATGGTTGTGCTTGGTGGCAATATGAGATTAAAGGCTTGTAAGGAAGCAGGACTAAAAGAGATACCTATAATTAAAGCAAGTGAACTAACCGAGCAACAACAAAAGGAATTTATAGTTAAAGACAATGTCGGCTATGGCGAGTGGGATTGGAACGACTTAGCTAATAATTGGGATGCCGAGCAGCTACAAGATTGGGGATTAGATATACCCGGCTTTGATGCAGAAGTTATAGAAGCAGAGGAAGATGACTTCGCAGTTCCAGACGGGGGAATAGAAACGGATATAGTATTAGGAGATTTATTTGAGATAGGGGAACATCGATTACTTTGTGGCGATAGTACGGATAGCGACCAAGTAGCAAAGCTAATGAACGGGCAGAAGGCTGAATTAGTATTTACAGACCCACCTTATGGCAATGGTTCAAGCGGAAAATATGGTAGAGGACAATTAGGAGTTAGAACAATATTAAATGACGAAACATTTGATTGCGTAAATGACTTTTTTAATTTAAGAATATGCGATGCTTATGTTTTCTTTTTACAATGGAGAACATTTAAGGAAGCAATACAAACTTTGGAAAACAATGAATTGCAATTAAAAACTATTGCAGTATGGGATAAAAAGAATGCAGGTCTTAATGGAGCAGGTGGAATGAGTGAACAATGGGAAGCAATTATAGTTGCAGGTAATATTAAATATTCAAGATTTGGCGGTAATGTTTTTAACGTAAGTAGAGAACAAAAGAAAAGAATTGATAGTCCACACCCACATCAAAAGCCAATAGAATTGTTAAGCGATTTACTTGAATACTTCCAAGATTACAAATTATTAGTTGACCCTTTTAGTGGTTCTGGTTCTACAATGGTTGCTTCACATCAATTAAAAAGGAAGTGCTACGGAATGGAACTTGACCCTAAATATTGCCAAGTAATAGTAGACCGAATGCGTAAACTTGACCCGACATTAGTTATTAAAAAGAACGGAGAACCAATTTAAAAACAGCGAAATTACAGCGATGCCTAATCCACAAAATATAGAGCCGTACAAAATGAAGAAGGGGGAAACATTAAACCCAAACGGCAGACCCAGGAAGTATGTAAGCCTACTTAAAGAGCAAGGATATAAACTTGCTGAGATAAACGACACCATACAAGCTATGATGTCAATGGACTTAGAGGAACTTAAAACAGTATGGGATAACCCAAAGGCAACGATACTTGAAAAAACGATTGCAGCAGCTATGCGTAAGAGTTTAGAGAAGGGCAGCCTTTATAGTTTAGAAACTTTACTTACCCGTGTTTATGGTAAGCCAAAAGAACAAATGGACATTCAAACAGATAACAGAATAGAGATAGTATTTGTAGACGGCAAGACAATACTTTAATGCGGATAGAACTACCTAACGGACATATAAACCAAAAGAAGATACTTGACTGCGAAGCCAGGTACATTGTTGTTATGTGCGGTCGAAGGTTTGGCAAATCGGAGTTAAGCCAAATCAAATGTATTACAACCGCAGTTAAAGGCGGTCAAGTTGCTTACATAACCCCTACCTATAAATTAGCAAAGGTATTCTTTGAGAAGTTATGTAATAGCCTTCCCTTCCCTAATAACAAATCGGACTTAAATATTAGCTTCCCTAATGGTGGCAAGGTCGAGTTCTTTACAGGGGAACGCTTGGATAACTTAAGAGGGCGCAAGTTTAACCTGGTAATAGTAGACGAGGCTTCCTTTATACCTAACTTGGAAGATGGGTGGCTAAACTCAATAAGACCTACCTTAACGGACTATAAGGGTAAGGCTATATTCTTAAGCACCCCTAAAGGTAAAAACTACTTCTTTAGTTTGTTTAGCAAAGCCGAACCCGATTGGCAAAGCTTTAAGTTTACTACATACGACAACCCGTACATTGACCCACAAGAGATAGACGATGCCCGTAGGCAACTGCCCGAGGTTGTGTTTGAGCAAGAGTATATGGCAAACCCTGCCGAGAACGCAGCAAACCCTTTCGGTAGCCAACACATTCGCAAATGCTTACACCCAGTAACAACAATGCCGGTAGTATCTTATGGCATTGACCTTGCCAAGTCGGTCGATTGGACAGTTATCGTAGGTTTAGACGAAGATGGGAACGTGGCTTATTTTGACCGCTTTCAAATGGATTGGCACAATACCAAGCAAACTATCCTTAGGCTGCCTAAATGCCCTATCCTTGTCGATTCTACGGGGGTTGGCGACCCTATCCTCGAGGACTTACAAAGAGAAGGGGTAATGATACAAGGCTTAAAGTTCACAAGTTCAAGTAAGCAGCAGCTAATGGAAGGCTTACAAGCTGCCATACATCAAGGTAAGATAGGCTACCCTGAGGGGATAATAAGCCAGGAACTTGAAGTATTTGAGTATATGTACACGGCAACGGGGGTAAAGTACTCAGCACCTTCAGGCTTCCACGATGATGCAGTAACTGCTCTTGCATTAGCTTGGCAGAACTTCAGCCTTAAACGTGGCACGGGTAGATATGCCTTTCTATAATTACCGCTTATCCTTGATATTTACCGCTCATCACAATTTTAAAAAAAAGTTTGCCCATTTGATTGTTGAATGTGTAAAGGTTGTATATTTGATATATCAATTAACCACAAAAACAAAACACAATGAAAAAAGAAACCGCACAACTTTTAGCCGTATTTTTAGTAGCTTGTTACCTTATTGGACAATTACAAGACATCTACTCAAAATGATTTACGCTATTTGCCTTCTGCTAATTGCAACAG